TCAGGCGATGCATTGGCTCAGGTCAATATGGAGATTGAACAGACGACCAAAGCAATAAAAGACCTGAATGAGACACTTATACAACCCTCTTCAAATGTTGACGAAGTAAAGAATGTTGGTAAGGTAGTCGAAGAACTAAATGAGACAATCGACGATGTAAATAAAAATAAGGTAAAGCCTCAGACCGATAATAAAAATCTAAAAGACACTATCCTCTCATTGGATGAGATGGATGACTTATTGAAAAAGCTTCGAGATGAGCAACGCACAACTAAAGACCCTTTACGTTTACAGCAGTTAGCTAATGAAGCTAAGAGCCTAACATTGCAAATAACTTCAATGGAGGATGGATATAAGGACGTTACCGCCACCATCTCTATGTTAGAGGATAAGTTGTATTCCCTATCCGTGAGTAATCAGCAAAATAGTGAAGAGTTCGCAACAATATTAAATCAGCTAACACGATATAAACAGGCAGTTATTGAGGTAGACAAAACTGTTGACACCTTAAGTGTAGATAAGTGGACAAAACTTGTTGAGGTCGGAGAATCTATGACTGGAATTTTTGGAGCTGTAACAGCTTCAATGCAATTAATGGGTATCGAATCCAAAACAGCAGAAGAAAATATTGCAAAGCTTATGCAATTACAATCCATTATGCAAGGTTTACAGTCCTTAAATCAATTCCGTAAGCAATGGACTGCTTTAATGTCTTCAATGAAAGCAGGAAAGCAAGCAGGCGAAACAATCAATACAATAGCAAGTGCAACAGGTGAAGCAAGCACAGCAACGGAAGGTTTAGCGACAGCAACAAAAGGTGCTACTGGAGCAACTAATGGCTTTGGCTTAGCCTTTAAAAGCATAGGTATAGGCTTGTTAATTAGCGCATTATCACTTCTTGTTGCAAATTTCGATAAGGTTAAGGAGGTTGTTTTTAACTTGATTCCTGGACTTAAAGATGTAGCGCAATTTGTTGGGAATATAATCCAAAAAGTTACTGATTTTATCGGTATTACATCCGAAGCTGAAAGGCAGTTAGAACGCTTGAAGAAGCTAAATAAGAGTATCACAACAGGTATTGATTCACAAATCGAAATGCTCCAAGCACAAGGCGATAAGGAGAAAGAAATTTATGAATTATCGTTAAAACGTAACTCTTTAAAACGTCAATCATTAATTGAGACGGCAAAAGTCAATAAAAAGCTAAATGACGAAGAGCAAAAACAACTTATTGAACTCAACACCGAGCGCAATGTATTAATTCTTTCAGAAAGAAAGCGTATTAATGACCTTGCAAAAGAGCGAGCAGATAAGGCAAAGCAGGAATATGATACACTTTTAAACCAATTGAAGGGGTATTTAAAAGAAGCCGAAAAAGTAACCTATTCCGCTAATCATAATTCAAGGCAGACAGAATTAAAAAACCTATCTGACAAGTACAAAGAACAAATTGCAGTAGCTCGCAAATTAAACCAAGATATTTCTAAGCTTGAACAAGCCGAAAGAATCGAACGCAATATTATCAACAAGAAATATGACGATGAATATTTCAGTTACATTAGGGGAAACAGCCGTCAATTCCTTGATGACTTTAGTCGGGAATACTTAGAAACAATAGAGTCATATACTAAGCAAAAGGAGAATGCAACAGCATCCCAAAAGGCTGATTTGGATTTAAGATTGAGCAATCAATTAACCTATTTATCACAATTAAAACAATTGTCAATTGCACAAAAAACAGCGGAAAAGGATTTGGCAAATTCTATGGACAAAAACGAAATTGTCGATGAAGCTGACAAATGGAAATTCAAACAACAACGGGAAAAACTAGATGCTCAACTACAGGCTACAAAAGACTATGAAGATACTTTGTTAGCAATCACAACGGAGTCTAAAAATCTAGAAAATTCGGAGATACAACGCTTATACCAAGAAGGTCAAGCGAGGTTAAAAGAGCTTATGTTAGACCCTGCAATTAATGCAAATGAAATAACCAATATCCAAGCAGAGCTAAATGCTAAACTAAGTGCAATCGAAGCGAATAACAAGGAAATTGAAGATGCTACTATTAAGCATCAACAGACAATCCAAAAAGCTGAAAAAGCAAATACAAAAGCTAAAAAGAAAATCTTAGACGAAGAGACAAAAGCAAGATTAGACAACATGTCTATTGTCGCAAACGCAACAGACCAAGCGGTTGAGTTATTGAGTGAAAGTACCGTAGCAGGTAAGGTTGCAGGGATTGCAACAGCAACTATTGATACTTATGTTGCAGGTACTAAGGCAATGAAAGAAACACCATACCCTTTCAACTTTGTAGCTTTAGCAACCACAATAGCATCGGGACTAGCGACGGTTAAAAAAATCATGAGTGTAAAAGTCGATGGTGACACCTCAGGCGGAGCAGGAGCAGATGCACCAACATATTCTGCACCGGTGATTAATTCAACAGTTCTAAAAACAGCTGAAAATGGCACCGATAAGTTAAGCGATGTAATCACGCAACAACAGGAACAGACAGTTGTCAAAGCTTACATTACCAATAGCGATATTGAAACCAACGAGCAAAAGAATCAATTTATCAAACGTACATCGAGCTATTAGTTTTTATCCCCTCTTAATGAGGGGTTTTTTATTGCCCATCCAATATTTATCTAAAAAAATATGGAAAGTAGAAAACTATATGAATTAAAAATAAACCCCTCCATTGGTATGGATGTTAACGTGATTTCAATTGTTGATTCACCTGCTGTTGAGAGTTCATTTTTGGCATTTTCAAAACAAGAAAAGAAAGAATCTTTTGCAGTAGCTAATGAAGAGCGATTTGAACTAATCGGTGTTGCAATGATTCCTGATAAAATTATCCCACGCTATGACGATGACACAAAAGAAGAATATGATGTGTTTTTCTCTAAGGACACAATTCGCACAATAGCACAAAACTATTTTTATAGTGGTTATCAGCATTCGATTAACCTACAACATAGTGATACGTTCGTAAATGCACATGTGTGGCAATCATATATTGTTGATTCTTTAATGGGATTAAATGCCCCTAACGGAATTAATGCACCTGATGGTACTTGGATTGTCGGGGTACAGTTGGATAAATCAGATACAGGTGCGCAAAAATTATGGCAGTTCATAAAGAATGGAACCTTTACAGGATTCTCCGTTGAAGGCTATTTCATCAACCAATTGACGCAAAATTTCAATTCCGAATTATCACTTGAAGAAGAAATTGATAAGGCTTTAAAGTCCCTTAATATCAAAAAATAACAGGCCAATATTTATTTGAAAATAGAGATAGAAATGAACATAAAATCATTTAAAGAGCTAAAAGCAAAATTTGAAAAATTAGTTTCTCAATTTTCATTTAAATCTTCAACGGTGGGTGAGACTGTTTACGAATACACGAAAAACGAAGTAGGTGAAGAGGTATATGTTAGCACATCAACAGGTAGTGAATTAGCCCCCAATGGAAAAGTGGAGCTACCCAATGGCGATAGTTTTATCGTTACTGATGGCAAAATATCTGAAGTGTTAACAGTAGCGAATGAAGATGCTGAAGAATTAAAGGCTGAAGACACTGAAGAAGAAAAAGGTGATGCTGAAGAATCAAAAGAAGATGAAGCAATTGATTTATTAATCGAAGGTGTTGAGGATGAAAAGGATAAAGAAGACTTAGCCGAAGAACCAACAACCGATAACAAAGAGGTCGAAGAGCTGAAAGCTGAAATTGAAGCTTTAAAAGCAACAATCAAAGAATTGAAAGGAGAATTTGCCAAACAAATCGACACCAAAATCGAAGAGTTTAAAGCGGTTCTAAAAAATACGCCTGCATCATTCAGTAAACAAAATACTGTTGCGGAAGCGGAGAAAGAAGACAAGTTTTTGCAAATGGCAAGACTAAACAAAACAAGTAAATAAAAAAAAATATGAGTTATAACGTAAGTACGTTACCAAAGCACATCTTGGTAAGTGACGAAACAGAGAAATTTTTAACAGAATCCGTTTTAGGGGGTTCAACAATCGACTTTTTGTCGGACAATGGAGCATTCGCAGAGGGGCTAATTGGTGGTTACGAGCCAGTCAATATCATGAAAACTGATGTAATTTGGCAAGACGGTAAAATATGTGAATTACAAGATTTAGGTGAAGTTGCATTGACACAAACAGACATCTATGTTAAGCCAATTGCTTTTATGCAATCATTCTGTAAGTTGGATTTAAATCCAAAATGGACAGGTGAGGTGATGAAAGCCAAAAAAGCAGGTAAAGTAATGGATGAAATTGCTTTTGCTGATGCTATCATGGCTGGTATCAAAGATTCTAATAAAGAAAAATTAGAAAGAAACGTATGGCAAGGTAAAGTTGTTGCAGGTGATGCAAGTTCTTTCGATGGATTTCTTGAACAATTGAAAACAGGTACCGTTGATTTGTCAACAGCTACAGGTACAAAATTATATGAAAAAATCATTTCAGCATTCTTGTTAATGCCTGTAGCAGTAACCAATAAATCAGATTTCCGTATTTTTATTGGTTCAGATTTATACCGTCAATATGTTGCTGAAATCTCAGCTTTGAATTTGTTTAATCAACTAGACCCATTAGCGGTGTTCGGTACAACTGCATCATTTGTTGTATGTGACGGTTTAGCAGGTTCAAATAAGATTGTTTTTTCACGTGCAAGAAATTTGCAAGGTAAAGGTGATATTACGTCAGAAGGTACTGAAATCGAATCGTTTTATGTTCAAGAAAAAGATAAAATGTATATCCGTGGTCGTTTTGGATTCGGGGTTAAACCTGTATTCGTTCAAGAAATAGGAGTTTTGGACGTAGCGTAATAGCTACTTAAAAATTGAAATACAAGGGTGGTGCAATAACAACACCATCCTTTATTATATAAAAAATATTAAAAATATGGCATGCAATTCCAGTCTGGTTGGTTACATAAAGCAATGTGGAGAAAAGTTAATTGGTGGTACCAAAAATATCTACATGATAAGTTTTTCTGACCTAAAAAATGTTGAAGGCTCAACGTCTGTCTACTCAATGACGGCAGGTAAGGTCTCAGAAGTTGGTTTACAAACATCTAAAAAGTTTGTTAAAATAGAAGTAGAAAATAAAAATAATAATATTGTAGATACAATTTCAATATCCGATTCAGGTATTATAAGCGGTACTTTCGCATTTAGTGCTTCAATGGTAGGATATAGCGCAGAAGCAAATCAATTTGTTTCTAGCTTGCTTGGTCAGCCAGTTGCAATTATCGTTGAACTAGCGAATGGTAGTTATGTAATCGGTGGATTGGACGGTACAATTCAGCTGAAAGAATCAGTTGGTACAATCAGCGCAAGTGATTTAAATAGAACATTATCTTTTTCTGGAGAAATTTACGCACCAACACCCGAGTTGGATAAAACAATCTTATCGACCTTAATCTAATACCCAAATTAGATAATTAAAAAATACAAATCCTACCAAGGGGGCTTATTCTAGCCCCTTTTTTATTGAGCCAATATTTATATCAAAAAGCAGATGATTATTGATAAAAAAATACCTATAAATTCTTTGTTTTTCAATGTAGCACCATACACAATAATGGGAGAAATCATATTGAAGCTAATCAAAGAATCATCTAACAAAGAATCTTCATTTACCATTATTCCCACCAAGATAACGGAGCGATTTATTGAGGTTAAGAATGATTTTGAAGGTATTGAAGAAGGGAAATATAAGTATCAACTATTCTATAATGATAGTGTAGTTGATAGAGGTTTTGTCCGAGTTATCGGAGAAGACAAAGAAGTTGCTATTGAGCGACCAACAGAAGTAAGAAAAGTGATTGATGGACGAAAAAAATAACCATATAAATTATAAAATTGAAAATTTTGCAAGGTTTATAACCCCTTTACCGACCGAACCAAGACAAACCAATGCAGATAAGCACGTAAATTGGGGAGAGGACAATCTTTACCCTAATTTTTTGATTGATATTGCCGATAAATCATCGTTGCATGGTTCAATATTGAACAGTAAATCAAACTATATATTCGGTGATGGACTTATAGATAAAAAATCAGGTGAATTTTTAAACGAAATCCAAGTAAATGAAGATGATTCGTTATCAGAATTAATCAAAAAATGTATTAATGATTTAGTTTACTTCAATGCGTTTGCGGTGGAGGTCACTTTTAACCAACTTGGTGAACCGTATAATTATTATCATGTTCCTTTGCATCATGTTAGGTTGAACAATTCAAAAACGACATTCTTTGTAAATAAAGACTGGAAGAATACACCGAGGACTGTATTAAGTTATCCAAAGTATTTTCCAAAATCAAACGACACTACAGAGCCGAAAATATTCTATTTTTCTTCATACAATGTCAGCGTAAATAATACCTATCCAAGTCAAGATTATAAATGTATCGAATCAGCTGTAACTGATATGTTAGTAACGCAATTGTTCAAAAATAATGTTGCAAATGGGTTTTCATTGACCAAAGTCATTAAGACCTTCAAAGGTATTCTAAATGAAGACGATAAAGCGAGGACAACCAAGAAATTTAGAGAAATTTTTAGTGGTGCAGATGGTGAAAATTTATTAGTTGAGTTCAATAGCCCACAAGAAAAGGGGATGGAAATAGACACTATTGAAGCAGATGATTATGCAAGTAAACTAATTGAAGTAATCAAGAAAACTGAACGTAATATTTTGTCAGCTCATCAAGCGACTAGTTCAATTTTATTCGGAATTGAGAAGGAAGGAAGCCTGGGCAATGCAACAGAATTAGAAAACGCATACCAATTATTTAAAAACAATTATGTTAAAGATAAGCGTATAGAAATTGTAAACGCATTCAACAAGTTATTCCAAGCGGATGACCGTTTGCCAATCATTGACCTTAAAGACAAAGAAAAACTGTTCAAACCTGAATTGGACAGTGCGACTAAAGAGAAGATTATGACGGTAAACGAACTACGTAGTGAAGCAGGCTTGGAGCCTTTACCATTGCCTGATGGTGATAAACTATTGACCACTAATCAATCATTTTCCGCTGATAAAAAAAAAGATGATGATGAAATAGAATCTTATTCAGCAACATTAGAGGACTTCGAGAAAGTAAAGCATTTAGGTACAGCGAAAGAGGATTTTGTTTTAATCGGTAAGGCAAAATTTTCGGGGTGTGGTCATTATCATTTTGCAAGTAATTACAATACAATCGAAGAATACTTATTAGATAACAAAATCGAGGGTATGACACTTGACGAAATTGCTATTAAAATTGGTAAGGAGCTAAATCAAAATATTACAAAGCAAGAAGTACAAAATGCTATAGAGTTGTTAAAAAATGCAGGACTGATAAATACAAAAACCAACACAGCGAACAACATCATTCATACTGCACCATCAACAATTGCGAATGCTAACAAAATTGAGGTATGGTATGACTATGTAAAACGTGATGAAGCGGATGGCAATACAATCATTCCAACAACACGTCACTTTTGTGAAGCCGTAATAAATTCAAACAAATACTACAGTGCGAGCGATATACAAAAATTTTCATCTGCATTCGGTTATAATGTGATGGAACATTGCGGTGGATATTGGAAAAATAAGACAACAGGCGTTGTGAATAAACATTGCCGTCATGAATGGGTACCTGTTAAAGTAATAAAAAACTGATAATCAAATGGATAAAGTAAATTTAATATCAATACAAAGTATCAAAAACAATAGTGTTTTGCCAAAAAATATTGATGAAAATATCATACAAATTGCACTTAATGAGGCGACTGACCTAGAATTGGAGCCTTTAATCGGTGCTGAATATATTGCAAATATCAGAACCAAAATAGCAGGAGATACGACAACGGAAACTGATAATTTTGTCTTGGATGAAGTTATTGAACCGTTTTTGATTTATGCCACTATTGCGTATGCAATTGACTATTTGCACTTAAAAATAAACAATAAAGGTATCAACGTTTCCACTGATGCAACCTTATCAGCTCTTCAAATTAAAGACAAAGACAGTGCCGTCCAGAGTGTAAAACAAAAAATGGATGGTTACAAAAGTCGTCTAATCAAATACTTTGCTACAGATAATGATGAAAGTACCAATACATCGATTGATGCTGATAGCACATTTAATTCGATGAATATTTATTTAGGTGATAATATTGACTATTCATCCCAATATTACAAGGAGCGAGCAAGCAAAGTTAATTACTATAGGAGGGGTTACTAATGGTTAGAAATCTTAAATATATCCGTAATATTATTGAAGGATATTTTGCCCAACATCCCATGGTCAATGACGTAAAATTTGGTGATACGGACAAGCTTAGCACCTATAAAAAACTGAAATATCCATTGCTGAATTTTGAATATGTTAAATCAAATTTTAATTCCAATAATGACAATGCAACGATATGGGAATTCGCAATTATGGACTTATCAGATGAACAAACGGAATTTGACGTTATCGATGCTACCAATGAGATAGCACAAGATTTTTTAAAGTGGTTAGCTGAACATGATGACATAGAAATTAGTGGTAATGTATCGGTAGTACCTTTTAGCGACAATTTTGGAGACATGTGTAGCGGTAATGTATTTACTGTTACTTTTAGCTCATTCCGCAATAATTGTATGAATATTTTACCAAAAAAAGGTTAACCGTAAATAACTCATATTGATGTTTTCCAATTTTGTGGTATGGAGAAATCATTAAATATCAAGTGGACTAATGTCGTTGAGTATGTCGAACCCAAAAAACCCAATTTTCAAATGGTATTCATTGGTAAAGACGAAAATGGTGATGATGTTAAAGTCTATATTTCAAAGATAGAGAAGATAAAGAAGGGACAATTATAGTCCCTTTTGTTGTTTTAGACGATTATCATATCGTTAAGCCAAAATTAAGCCCTATAATCAATTATTACCCATCCTTAAACAAAGATATTCCGACTGAAAGTTATTGCAATGTACGTCATTTAATGAGGTCAAAATCTTAAAATTTAGTGGATTATTTGTGAATTAAAAAATAATGGTCTATCTCTCTATAGGTCATCGATTATACTATAGTCAAAATCTATCTAAAGCCAATATTTATCTCAAAAATGGAAGATAAAAGATTACAATGGGCGGACTCCATAAGCCTACAAAGAATAAACCTAATACACCCTATTCTTAGAGATGAATTAAGAAACCAATACTTAGAAATTAATACTAAATTACCCAAAGGTGTACGATTGAGATTAACCCACACACTAAGGACAATCGAAGAACAAAACGCACTTTACGCACAAGGTCGAACAACCAAAGGGAAGATAGTAACAAATGCAAAAGGTGGCACCTCATGGCACAATTATGCGATGGCGATGGATATAGTAATTCTATATGATAAAGACAGTAATGGAACATTCGAAACTGCATCTTGGGATGAGGATAGATATTTTATGACGGTTGTGAATTACTTCAAGTCCAAAGGTTGGAAATGGGGCGGTGACTTTCGAAACTTTAAAGATAGTCCACATTTTGAAAAGACATTTGGATTGTCGATTAATCAGGCATTAACCAAATATAATGCAGGTGATACCATCATCGATAATGGTGTTAAGTACATTAAGATAGGAGGGTAAGAGATGGAAATATTTAAAATCTTGAAAGAGGTCATTAACTCTTTTTTTACCTCATCAATAATAAGCAAATTGATATTCTTTATATCAGCCTTTTTTGCACCGATATATGAGTTGTATATCTTATTGATATTCCTTGTTTCAATTGATTACCTAATGGATTTGGCTGTATGGTTTTTCAAAGGCGATAAGTTGACAACCAAAGTATGGGATGTTACCAAGCCTTTTATCATCAAATTGATTATGTATTCCATTCTTGTTATTACAGTCAATAGTGTGCAAATGCACTTGATTAAAGAAGCTTTTGAACTCTTCAAGATGGTCATTGCTATTCCAATAATTGCGGAGTTGCTCGGTATTGTTGCAACCGTTGAGAGATACACAGGCGTTCAAATAGTTGATAAGCTTAAGGGGTATTTAGGCAATTGGATAAGTTCAAAGGAACCAAAGAACTAACCTTTGTTACAAAGCAATCAATTTCAAAATTATTTTCATCTTTTCAAAAAATTATTCACCTCATTACTAGATATTTAAGTTTAAATAGATTAGTATTTAATTCTCTATTGCTAATTCACTTTTATACCCCGATTTTTGTTATATGAAGCTGAAAACAAGGGAAGGATTGCAAACGCTAATAGTTAGGATATGCAACAGATATAACATAATAGAACCATCACAATTAGATGGTAAAACTTATCAAGAACTATTTGATGAGTTGGTGCTTATCAACCGTCAAATAATGAGAAAGAATGATTTGTTGAACAATATAAATTGGAACTAAAATGACGGAGATTCAATTAATAACTAACCTTGAATATTTGACAGTATCTAGGCTTACAGCCGTAAGTAAGATATATAATATAGATTGTTCAACGTCGAACGTTTCAAAGCTTCATAAAGCTTTAAATAAAGTCATGAAGGAAGGGAAAAGGACAGCAGTAAAAACTACTGTTGAGGTTGAACATGATGAGATAGTCGATATGTTCAATACTATTGAGGAAGCAATCAAAGTGTATAAAATCAAATATAGTCGGTCAACTTTTCCAAAAGATTTGAATATTTACCAACTGATTGACGATTTTAGAAAGCTAAATCCATCCCAAATAATAAGTGAAGTATTGAAGGGTAAAGAACAAAATAGAACAAAAACAACTGAAAGTTCTAAAACTAAAAAAGGTAAGATTGACTTTGATAAGCTTATAGAAAATGAAATGAAATTGGGTTTACTATAA